GGTGCTCGCCGACCTCCCGCTCGGACATGACCACTACGGCGCGGGCGTCGAGAGCGGCCGTTCGCGGTCCCGCGCCTACGTCGTCACGGCGACCGGCGAGGCGATGCGCGCCGAGGCCGAGAGCAATGACCTAGTGCGCGCGCTCGGAGGTGCTCACCTATGACAGAGGCGATCGTCTTCCCGGACGCCGAGGCCCTCCTCGTCACCGCGCTCTCGCCGCTCGTCGGCGTGCCGGTCGCGACCCGCGTCCCGAACCCGCGCCCGGCCTCGTTCGTGCGCGTGAAGCGCGTCGGCGGAACGATCCGCGACGTGGTGACTGACGAGCCCCTCGTCGTCGTCGAGTGCTGGGCCGAAACCGAGATCGCCGCGAGCGACCTCGGCCGGGTCGTCCGGGCTCGAGTCTTCGCGCTCGCTCAGACCTCGGTCGGCGTCGACTTCGTCCGCGCCGTGCGCGAGGTAGGCGGCCTTCAGGCGTTCCCCGACCCCGTGAGCGAGAGCCCTCGCTATCAGTTCACCGTCCAGATCCAAACGAAGGGGGTCCCTCTGTGACCGCGCTCCGACACCCGAACATCGTCCCTCCCCTCGTGATCGAGGTCGAGGACGAGCACGTCCCGGCGTACGTCGGGGCGGGCTGGCTCCCTGAGCCGACCACTCACACCCCGGAGCCGCACGGCACCGACGACAACTCTCCTGAGGAGGAGATCGACGAATGAGCAACACCGCAGCGAACATTGTCGCCGGTCGCCCGCTCGCGACTGGCGGCGTCCTGATCGGACCCGTCGGCACGGCGGCCCCGACCGACGCGACGACCGCCCTGAACGCCGCCTTCAAGGGCGCGGGCTACATCGGCGAGGACGGCCTGACCGAGTCCGCCGACCGCTCGACCGAGAAGGTCAAGGCGTGGGGCGGCGACGTCGTCAAGGTCCTTCAGACCGACTTCTCGACGACCTACAAGTTCACGTTCCTCGAGACGCTGAACTCGGACGTCCTGAAGACCGTCTACGGCGACTCGAACGTGACCGTCACCCCGGCCGACGCGACGAAGGGCACCCTCTACGCCGTCAAGGTGAACGCGGACGTCCTGCCTCACAAGGCGTTCGTCTTCGAGGTGAAGGACGGGCAGGCGAAGATCCGGATTCACGTCCCGGACGGTCAGATCACCGAGGTCGGCGAGATCTCCTACAAGGATGGAGAGGTCATCGGCTACTCGGTGACCGTCGAGGCGTACCGCGACTCGACCCTCGGCGCGAACGCGATCAAGTACCTCGACGACGGCAAGCCGACCGCCTGATCGACGTAAGGCGCTTCACGTTCCTCTCGTGAAACAGTCCACCCCTCCCGGAGCCCGTTGCTAGGCCCGCTCCGGGAGGGGCTTCCCTCTTTCAGGGGCCTAGCAAAGATGCGCGCGTCACACAAGACCCTCTTTCGTGACTCGTGTAAACGCCCTGGCACTCCTTCCCGTCGAGTGCCAGAACCGCCCCAAACGCACCCCGTCTGACCTGCCGAAACTCGCTAGGCGGACGAACTCGGGTGCCCGTGGGTGATTGTACGTAAGACGCCTCGCGTCGCTCCTACGGCCGATTCTGGCCGTCTGACGGGATTCCCGCTTCATCCCACTCTCTGAGACGAAAGGGCCTAGCAGCCATGACCAGCACCTCTGACGACCTCTACTCCTTCGAGTTCAAGGGCGAGACCTACACCTTCGAGAAGCCCCTCTCGGTCGTCCGCTCGCCCCGTTGGCTCCGCGCGAACCGCCGCCGCGACGAGATCGACTTCGCCTTCACCCTCCTCGAGGAGGTCGCGGGCGACGAGGTCCTCGAGGTGTGCGACTCGATGACCGATGACGAGTTCGCCGCCTTCTCGCGCGACCTGAACAAGGCCGTGAACGCGTCGTTTCAGTGACCTGATCGAGGGGGCCTTCGGGGTCGGCTACGCCGATCTCGTCGGCCTCCTCTTCACGCTCGACGACCCCGAGCACCGCGAGGCGATCGAGTATGACCTCCTCGCCCTCGGGCTCCGGCTCCGCGACGCCGGGACTGACCGGCTCTCGTGGCGGGACCTCTTCGTCGTCATCCGGCAGAGCCCGCGCTCCTCGGCGATCTTCCGCGCCGCGAACCCGGAAGAGAGCGAGTGGACCCTTCCGGCGCTCCTCCTGGCCGAGGTCGCCGACGCCGTGCGCGTCGCGAACTGGCAACGCGGCTCGGGCAAGCGAACCGACTACCCGAAGCCGATCCCCCGCCCCGGCGTCGAGCCCGACTCGAAGACGTACGGCAGGGGCGCGATCCCGATTGACGACATGGCCGACTGGCTCGGCTGGACCTAGGAGGCCCCGATATGGCGATCGAAGTCGCTACCGCTTATGTGTCGATCCTGCCGGAGACGAGCAAGATCGCGCCGGGCATCAAGAGCGCCTTCGGGTCCGCGCAGCGCGAGGGCGCGAGCGCGGGCGGCCGGTCGGGCTCCTCCTTCGCGGCCGAGTTCAAGCGGCGCGCGGGGGCGGCCCTGAAGGTCGGCCTCCTCGCGGGGGTCGGCGGCGTGACGGCCCTCGGCGCGGCCGGGCTGAAGACGGCGGCCGATCTCGAGCAGTCGAAGATCGGCTTCACGACGATGCTCGGGTCGGCGAAGGCCGCGAACGACTTCATGAAGCAGATCACGAAGACCGCTGCTAACACGCCCTTTGAACTCCCCGGCCTGACGTCGTCCGCTCAGAAACTCCTCGCGTTCGGCATCCAGGCGAAGGACGTCATCCCGACCCTGACCACGCTCGGCGACGCCGCCGCAGGTCTCGGCGCAGGTCAGGACGGCCTCGATCAGATCGTCATGGCCCTCGGTCAGATCCAGGCGAAGGGGAAGGTCCAGAGCGACGAACTCCTTCAGATGACCGAGGCGGGAATCCCCGCCCTGAAGATCCTCGCCAACCAGATGGGCCGCACGACCGGCGACCTACAGAAGCAGATCTCGACCGGCATCGGCGTCACGGCAAAGCAGGCGATCCCGCTCCTTCTGAACGGCCTGAAGAAGGGCACGAAGGGGATCAACGGGCAGACGGTCGCCTTCGGCGGCCTGATGCAGAAGCAGAGTCAGAGCCTCTCGGGCCTCTTCTCTACGCTGAAGGACACGGTCCTCGTGGGCGTCGCGAAGGCGATCCAGCCGCTGCTACCGATGCTGAAGAACGGGCTCACGAAGGCGATCGCCGCGATCGGCCCGGCGATCCAGCGCGCGGGTAAGTGGCTCGCCGAGTTTGTGAAGGGCATGCGCGACGGCACCGGGGCGGGCGGGAAGTTCGCCTCGATCGTCAAGGGCACGGCGAAGGTCGTCGGCGGCCTCGTCGGCTTCATGAAGAAGTGGCAGGACGTCCTAGTCCCGGTCGCCGGGGGCATCCTCGCGATCGTCGGCGCGCTGAAGGTGTGGCGCATGATCACGGCCACCGCGACCGCCGTGCAGGCGGCGTTCAACTTCGTGCTGGCGGCGAACCCGATCGGCCTGATCGTCCTCGCCGTGATCGGCCTCGGTACGGCCCTCGTGATCGCGTACAAGAAGAGCGAGACGTTCCGCAACATCGTGAACGGCGCGTTCGGCGCGATCCGGACCTCCGCCGTCGCGATCGCGCACTTCTTCACGCAGAAGATCCCGGCCGCCTTCGGGAAGGTGAAGGACGCGGCGGGTAGGGCGCTCGGATGGGTCCGGCAGAACTGGCCGAAGATCCTCGCGATCCTGACCGGCCCGATCGGTCTCGCGGTCTACGCGATCGCGAAGAACTGGACCAAGATCAAGAACGGCGTCTCGGCCGTGAAGGACTTCGTCGTCTCGAAGTTCGACGCGATCGTTACGTTCGTCAAGGGCCTGCCGGGCAAGATCGGTAAGGCCGCCGCTGGAATGTGGAACGGCATCCGGGACTCGTTCCGGGCCGTCATGAACTGGCTTATCGGGAAGTGGAACAACTTCTCGATCACGATTGACATTCCGGACAAGATCCCCGGCCTACCTGACGACTTCACCCTCTCGACGCCCGACCTGCCGTACTTCGCGAAGGGCGGCGTCGTGAACAAGGCGACGCTCGGCGTCTTCGGCGAGGCCGGTCCCGAGGCCGTCGTCCCGCTCGACCGGCTCGACTCGATGCTCGGCCGCGCGTCGGCGCAGGGCGCGAACGCCGAGGCCCGGCGCTACACGAACCCGACGCCGGGCTCCGGCTCGGCGCGCCGGACCGAGTTCGTCATTACGAACTGGAAGACGGGCGAGGGCTACTTCCGCGAGATCGCGGAGGACACCTACGCCGACGAGAACGATCACGCCGACCGGCGCAGGAGGATGCAGTGAGTCAAGAGACGATCCGCGCGGGCTTCGACACGTGGGCGGGGCACGCGAAGCCGTCCCTCGCCCACCCGCGCGAGGGCGTTCTTCAACTGAACTCGAACTCGCCCTACGAGTGCGAGGCGTTCCTCTGGTTCAAGAATCCCGCCCCGCGCGGCGCGACGATCACCTCGGCGACGCTGACCCTTCGAGCGAAGGGCGCGTCGTCGGGGTCGCGCACGATCACCGCGCAGCGTGTCACGCAGAAGTGGACCGAGAGCCGCCTGACCTACAACGGGCGGCCCTCGGCCACTTCGACCGGGCAGGCGACGGCGGCGATCGGCACCCTCGCCGACACGGACTCGATCACCCTCAACGTGACGACGATCGTCCAGGCGTGGGCGAACTCGGCCTCGAACTTCGGCTTCAAGGTCACGACCTCGGCGACGACCATGCACCGGCTCTACTCGCTGAACTCGGCCTACAAGCCGACGCTCACCGTCGTATGGTCGGACGCCCCCTCGAAGCCGACGAACCTCCGCCCCTCGGCGGCGTCGACGTCGCTCGCGAAGCCTCACCTCGTCTTCGACTACCTCGACGTCTCCGGCGACACGAGCCTCGCGGCCGTACAGGTGCAGATCGACGACGCCTCGGACTTCGCGACGCCGATCTTCGACTCCGGCACGGTCGCGACGACCTCGGCCGGGCTCGACCTCGCCTCGACGGCCTTCGCGGGCCTGACGGACGGGCAGACGGTCTATTGGCGCGTCCGCGCGCAGGACGGCGCGGGACTGTGGTCAGCGTGGTCCGACGTGGTCTCGATGACTCGAAAGGTGAAGCCCGCGCTCGCGATCACGAACCTCGGCGGGGGCGTCGTCTACGACCCGACCCCGCCGATCCTGTGGTCGATGACCGGGCAGGCCCGCTATCAGGTCCTCGTCTACAAGACGTCGAACCTGACGAAGGCGATCCACGACTCGGGGCAGCGCACCGGGACCGACACCTCTTACACGATCCCGGCCGGAATCCTGACTGACGGCGTGTCCTACACGGTCGAGGTTCGAGGATGGGACGCCCCTACGCCGTCCCGCGAGGCGACGCCGGGCGACCCGAACTACGCCTCGGCGCAGGCCCTTTTCTCCCTCGCGACGGACTCCTCTACCGGCCCGGTCGCCACCCTGACGGCCGCCCCGGTCGACCTGACGCCGTGGGTTGATCTGACCTTCACGCGCTCGACGACGCCGGACTCGTTCGTCCTTCTCCGGCAGGACGCGGGCTCGTCGACGTGGAAGGTCGTCCGCTCGGAGATCCTGCCCTCGGACGTCTTCGTCTCGGGCACGACGTACCGCCTCCGCTACTACGGGGCGCGGCCGAACCGAGAGACCTCCTACGCCGTGCGGGCCGTCGTGAACAACAAGCAAAGCGCGAACGGCCCGACCGCGACGCTGACGACCTCGCCCTCTGGCCTATGGATCGTCGACTTCGATCGCGGGATCTACGTCACCCTTTGGGGCAACGATGAAGGCACGTGGTCGATGGTCGACGACGCGAGCGTCTACGCACCCGTCGGCTCGACCGAGGTCATCCGCATCGTCAACGGCATGCGCGGCCTCGAGGGGTCGCTCTCCGGCCTCCTGATGGACGGCTTCGGGAAGACCTTCGACCAGATGGAATCGGACCTGTACGCGATCAAGAGCGAGCCGACGCAGACGGTCCGCATCATCGCGGGCGACGAGAACTTCACGGCGCTCGTCGGCAACCTCCGGATCTCCCCGAAGCCGGAGACCCGGCAGGGGCACATCGTCAAGGCCGTCTCGTTCGACTTCTGGCAGGTCGGCGATCTGCCGTTCGACACGCCCTGACCACGTAAGGAGCCTTACGCGATGATGACTCTCGGACTCACGGCGACGGAGCGGAGTGCCTACGAGAAGGCGCTCCGCTCCTCGCATGTTCGACACATCGACGTGGACGTCCTGACGCTCGACGGCGACGTTCTCTCGAAGATCTCGCCCGTCTTCCTCGGCGGTCAGGTCGACGTCGACTCCGACGGCGAGGTGACCCGCTCGGCGTCGGTGCAGTTCCTCGACCCGCGCCACGCCCTGAACTTCGACACCGACTCGCCTGACGACGGCGCGCTCTACGCCGACCGGATGATCCGCATTCGGTACGGCGTCGAGGTCGAGGCCCTGGCGCGCACGGTGTGGGCGACCGTCTTCGTCGGCCCCGTGACGAAGTTGCAGCGAGACGGCGAGGTCGTAAGCGTCGAGGCGCAGGGGAAGGAGGCGCTCGTCAGGGGCGCGATCTGGCGACCGCTGACCCTGAAGAAGGGCGCGCGTGTCACGGCCGCGATCAAGACTCTCGTCGGCGACCGGGGCGGCGAGACGGAGTTCTCCTTCCCGGAGATCCGCACGGCCCTCCCGAAGGCCCGCTCGCTCGCGAGGACGGCCGAGATATGGGCGACGGCGAAGAGCCTCGCGCGCGGCCTGAACCGGCAACTGTTCTACAACGGGGCCGGGACGCTCGTCCTCCGCTCGCTCCCTGGCTCGGTCGTTTACACGTTCCGGACCGGCGACGGCGGCGACGTGCTCGCGGGGCTGTCGGTCTCCTACGAACTCGCCGACGTGAAGAACGTCGTCGAGGTCAAGGGCCAACCGCCGAGGGGGAAGTCGGGCCGCGTTCGAGGCGTCGCGATCGCCCCGGCGTCGCACCCGCTGAGCCCGTTCCGGCTCGGGCGGAAGAACGCCCCGCGCTACCTCGTGCAGAGCGTCGAGGACTCCTCGATCCGCTCGGACGCGGCGGCGAACGCGCGGGCTCAGTCGATCCTCGACGACCTCCTCCGCGAGGTCGTCGACGTCTCCTTCGACTCGCTCCCGATCCCCCACCTCGACCCCGGCGACCTCGTTCGGGTGAAGACGGACGAACTCGACGTGACCTTCCGAATCCGGAAGTTCTCGATCCCGCTCTCGCCGACCGGCTCGCCGACGATGCCCGTCGGCTACCTGAAGAAGACCTCCCCGAACAGGAAGCGAATCCGACGATGACCGAAGACCTGACCGGGCGCGTAGTCGCCGTCGCGACGCTGGCCCTCGGTAGCACGCTCACGGCCGACGCCCCGATCGGTTCCCCGACGCTGATCGTCGAGGACGCGGCCGACTTCGATGCGAACGGCGGCTTCGTCCTCCTGAACGGCGAGGTCCTCGCCTACACCGAGGTCGACGACGAGACCGGCGTGATCTCACTGACGGAGTCTGTCGGAATCAACGGCTCGCCCCCGGCCGACGCCTTCGCCGACGACCGCGTCGAGGTGTGGGACCAGGACCTCGCGGCGACCGTCGTCGAGACGATCGCTCAGGTCCTCGTCGAGGGCACCGAGCAGGGCGGCGACCCGCTCGAGGCGATCGTCGACCACTCGCTCGTGCCCTTCCTCCCCGAGGGCATCCGCGACGACTCCCTCGGCGTGACCGGCGAGGCCGTGTCGCTCGCGTGGCGGGGCGACGACCTCTACGTCGTGAACATCATCGGCCGCGAGGCGCAGTTCGACGGGACCGTGATCATCCCTGACACGATCCCGCCGCCCGACCTCTCCGGCGTGCAGGCCGAGATCGACGACCTGAACGACGTCCAACTCCCTGCCGTCCGTAGCGACCTGTCCGCCGCACAGAGCGATATCGACGCCGCGCAGTCTGATATCTCGACGCTCGGCGGGAAGTTCCCGGTCGCAGGCACCGACATTCAGGACGGCGCGATCTCGACGCCGAAGATGACCGCGAACTCGATCAACGGCGACCGGATCACGGCGAACACGCTGAACGCCTCGAAGATCGTCGCGGGCTCGATCACGACGGACCGCATGACGGCGAACTCGATCAACGGCGACCGGATCTCGACGAACACGCTGAACGCCGACCGCATCGTCGCGAACTCGATCACGGGCGACCGCATCGCGGCGAACGCGATCACGGCCGGGCTGATCGCGGCCGGGGCGGTCACCGCCGCGAAACTCGAGTCCGCTCTCGTCCTCTCGACCCGCATCATCGCGGGCTCATCGACCGGCGCGCGCGTGGAGATCAACTCCTCCGGCGTGGCGGCCTACAACGCGACCGGAACGCAGACGATCGCCTTCGACGCGGCGAC